TTTAGACTGGTATTTGTAACAATTATTTCGGCGATTTTACCCGTGTAATATGAACCTATATCGGCTGTTTGTGTATTTGTACCTATTCCATATTGAGTGATATTAAAATTATCGGCTATATTTGTTATTTGCGTTATTGGTGTAAGTCCGTTAATTCCTAATAAGTTTGAATCCTGTATATTAGAAGCATAGGCTAGAAAGGGTGTATCATATGCAGGGATTGTGGTTGTCGGATAAATATTGTTTCTGTCATTAATAATATTCAAGTTTGTATTGCGTATGATTGGGGCGCATACGTCATTGCTCTGCCAATCTGGGACACCAGGTCTACCCAAAGATAAAATTCTACCTGCACCCGTTGATGCACTATTTAATGTTGCGACTGAGAACGCTGTGATTTCTGGCGTTGTGATTGGTGGATTCAAAGAGCCCAGGAAATAGGTATTATTTAGGCTGAGGGCTGATAAGCCATTGAAAGTCGTGGTATCAATTCCTACTACACCATTTTTATTGGTCATATTATTTTGCTTACCAGATTTATCTAATATAGTCAGAAGATTGCTATTAGTTATTAATGTAGAACTTTGGTCAGCAGCATCTAACCACAGATTGAGTCCATGTAGCTTTGTTGGTCGCCATGATGTTGGCTCATTAGGGCTTGGTGGCTCATCGTAGAAGGGATGGCTATTAGGTAACTGGCTTTGGATTGACCATTTCCATGCTAAGTAACCCTCTACAACTTGCCGCTCTGCCGTTGACAACGCTTTATCATAGAACAGTATTTCATAGATTGTACCGCCGAAAAAATTCACGTCGCCTCCTGAACCTAATGAAGACAGTGATGCTATTGGCGCAGTTGTTATAGAATTATAGTTAAATACCTCAGACCCCATGTAATAACCTACGTTGGACGTGTTTACTATACGCGTATAACTGTAAAGACTGACTGGATTGGCTCCTGATGTTACAAACGTGCCATCATTTGATGCGCTTGCGAATTGTTGAAACTGAGCACTGAAATTCAATATAATCCCACTAACATTTCCTGAAGCATATAAATACGCTTGATTTGTTGTGCAGGGACTTGTTACAAAAAAACAGGTCGTTGTTGATTTAATTTGTGGAAAAGTATCAAAACTCATTTGCTGCGTGCCATCGAAAACGACACCACCACCTGGGGCAACTAGAGGTGAATTCGTTGGACTTAGTGCTTTGCACTGATTTTGCGACTTATCTAACCATTCTACTACAGGCGCACCTGCTGCTGCTGCTGCTGCGCTAATATCCATTCCATCTAACCAGAGCCCCAGGTTGTTGATATTTTTAGGGCTCCATGATGTGGGCATATTTGTTGCTGGAGGTATATTGTAATAGGAATGATTTGCAGGGAGCTGGCTTTGAATCGCCCATTTCCACGCCAAATAGCCTTCAATAGCTTCTCTTTCTTCTTTTGTATGATGTTTGTTATAAACTAAGACTTCGCTAATTGTGCCAAGCATAAAACTACTTACTATATCAGAGCCTATTCTATTAGAAGTATTTGGCTGAACACGGGCGCCAGCAGGTGTATCTGTACCAGATGGATTGCCGAATAAAAACGTGCTACGTTTACCACCACTTTCATACAGTGTATCATATAGAACGGGGTTGCCTAATGTGAATGAAGTGGATGTTATAATATCATTATCATACCAATATGTGTACATTTGCTCATAATTACTTCGCACTGATAACGTGCTATTTGTAGCGGCAGCCCCTGAGCCAAGTATACCGTAAGCACCAGAGGCTGTGAAATTAGCGACACAATATACGGAATAGGAAGAGTCGTTGTATGGTATAGTATTATTTGGTAAAGTAAAATAAGAGCTGCCGTCAAAAATTACGCCGCTTATATCATGGGTGGGTGTGCCTATTACATTGGTAGTGCTATTATTGAGTCCAGATTTGTCAATCCATTGCGTAACCGTTGTACCCGTCTTTATGACTGTGGTCTGGTCTTTTCCGTCTAGCCACAGCTGGCATCCTGGTACACTTAATGGATTGAAAGTGGTAGGCTGCTCTGGTGCTGGTGCATTATAGGCAAACGGGTGATTTTGTTGCAAACTTCCTTGTAGTCCCCATTTCCATGCCAAGTAGCCTTCTGTAACCTGGCGTTCACTAGGTGATAGGGTTCTGTTGTAAATAATAATTTCTGAAATCTTGGCATTTAAGAAAGCCCCTGTGGGTCCGTAAGAACCTATTATAGTTGGACCCGTTGCTGAATTAGAGTAATTTCCTAAATTTTCAGCTGTAAGCGCGCCATTAGTAAAAAAATTACAGGAACTGCTTGTAAAATCATACGCTAAGATTGTTGTTGCACCGACCACTGGTGTGCCGCCATTTTGTGCAAAAACTCCACTTGAATTTACTAGTGTAATGTTATTTCCGTACAACATATATTCACGTCCTCTAACGCCAACAGATGCATCCCACGACAATATGTCCTGTTCACCTTCCAATGTGTTAAAATTAATTACAACAAAGGCGGTTTCAGCGGCGCTTCCTGTTGTATAATCACTGGAAAAGTATTGTGCACCATTAAATTGCATTTTCTGATTCGCGTACTGCGGTGAATTATAGGCAACCGCATTATGCGTATTACCTGACTTATCCAACCAGGTATTAACAAGTGAGTCGTTACCTATTAATACACTTGATTCGTCTGCAGCATCTAACCAAAGCTGACAGCCGTTGAGCAGCGTAGGATTCCAGTATAGGGGTGTTGTTGACTGTGGTGCACTTTCTTTATAGGGATGACTAGATGGTAGGTTTGTTTGTAAGCCCCATTTATTTGCCAAATAGCCCTCAACTGCCTGGATATCTTCTTGTGATAAACTGGATTCAAAAATAAGGATTTCAGCAACATCACACGTCGAAGTAAATGAGGGCTGTGTATTAATGCTAATGTTTGTTAGCAAGATGTTCTTATTGGTATAGGTCGCGGATGTGCCTTCAAGAACTGTTGTACCATTCCAGTTGAATTTTACATTTAATCCATTAGAGTCATTCCATTTTGTTAAAGTCTGGATATCCCATGTAGGGTCTGTATTTGGTATGCCCGCTTGAGGTGAAATGTTAACTCCTTCTTCCTGTAAATTAAAAGTGGCTTTTGCTGAGCCCCAATATCCATAAGTGTTATTTCCTCCATCTGTAAAAATATATCCATCTTGTGAATTTTTGCGTGCCACTGTAAACAGGGTCCAATTGGGAAGACTTAGATTGGTTCCTGTAAAATTCTGGCTTGTATTTAGGGATAGTACATTTAGACCATTGAGTGCGCCCGTTGTTACTGTACCTGAGCCAGTGAGAGACACATTTGGATTATTATAGTTGCCCAGATTTGGTATAGACGTAACTGTGGGTCCTGTAAGCAGCGATATGTCACCCCAAAACAGTAGTCCAGGAATTGTATCCGGTTTAAAAGCTTCAGTTGGTCCGCCTGGACCCGTAGTTATTATTTCGCTCAATGCTGTCGGTGGTGCATATCTAACATCGCTTACAGCTTGAACTAGGATTCTATAACTTGTGTTTGTAGATAGGTTGAATAGTTCGCGTTGTCTTTCAGTGCCATTAGCGCTATGTCTGACTATTGGTGGACCCTCTAATGTAGGAATTGCGGATAATACAAACCATTTTGTCGGCGCTTCACCGGTGTTTGTTGAAAAGGACCAGTTTACCATAGCGCTAGTGCTGGTTGCTGTGCTAGCGTTAACGTTTTGAGCGCCTGCGGGCGCTAAGCCGACTTGGACAGTGCGATAAGTTGCTGATGGTCCAGTACCCTGACTGTTTGTTGCTGTAATTTGAAAGGTGTAATCTATTCCTGAGGTCAATGATGATACGGTAATACGATTTATTGATGCGCTAAAGGTCTGGTCATAGGATGCTTCAGGACATGTTACATTGTATGATATTATAGGACTGCCGCCTATGCTTAACGGCGGACGCCAATACAAAAAAACACTATCTGTCAGAGCCCGTGGTCTGATATAAATATTCGGGGCACCTGGAACTGACATGCTATTAATTTATATGCTGATTTTTGATTGCAATGACCGTAAAATTTGATTATGCGTTTATTCTTATAATTTTATAAATAATAAGAATAGACTAATGAATAAGTATCCGCCGTTGCCGCCTGAGCCAGTTGATGATATGATGACGTGGTCAGTGCCGTATCCACTGGCATTGTATGAGGGCGGTGTTTTGCGCGTGCCAATCAAAGAGCTTAATCAGGTGACTTTTGTACTGACGAAAAATATCTGCGGCTTGCATCTATCGAATAACCGGATTTACATTCAGACATCCGTGCCCTGTCAGGGCGTGTCATCTCATATTGCGTTTGTTTGTATGCCTATTCTAAGGGAGGCGATTGTGAAGTTTATATTACGCATTATGGAGTATAATAAGGAGCATAATGTTTGAATTATTCATTCCACACAATGATGAGTTTATGAATGTGTTTTGCGTAAATTTCTGGTAAGATAAAGTGCGTTAAATTTAGCTGCGAACGCGTTGATTGAACCGGAATTTCATCAGGGTCAATGCCTCTATATAGCCTTGTACTATGATTTTCTTTTATTGCCTGATTTTCAGCTCTTCTTTCGACACGCTTTTGAAGCTCTGGTATGCTAACCATAGGGTAAATTACTACTATTTTATATTTAGGTCTTTTGTTAATTTCACTTATAATCCATTCAAGTGGATTTTTACCGTTAAAATTTGTTCCAGTTGTCTCAAAAATAATATTTTTATTTGTGTCTAACGCTTTATAAATAGCCTTGTCAAAATTAGTATCGGCTTTCTTGCGTGCATTAAAGTATATTTCGCCTAAATTTTTATAAAATTGTTTTGAATTTTTTCTTGTAACTCTATCATCATTTCTAAATGTCTTTATTGCATAGGTTTTAGCTCTATAATTCGGCATAGCTTCAACTATTGTATCTATTTCAAAAACCACACATTCGCTAATGTTAACATCTAGAGCCTCAATTTCATCTTTAACAACCTTAGACCCTTTTCCCGAACCAGTTGGTCCATATTTAATAATAGCCCAAGGTTTATCATTAGATGGTAGTTGGTCTATTGTTTTACCGTCTGTTGTTAGACATTCAATAGTATTTTGTGATACACTTTCTTTTGAACTTGGCTGCTTGCATTTAGAAGACATTTCTAATTACACTGTATAAAATTTACACAGTCTGGATGTCAAACCAAACGTAACACCATCCGTTTCTTCCAGTTGCGCGCCGACATATCTGCGTGATATTGCAGGGTCACCATTTGTCCTAGTGACACTTGGTGCTGGGTTTTTTCGTCTTTGCTTAACACGGTGGTACCGGGACCAGTCTTGTACCGCAGTTTCACCGTAAGCTGCCAGTTAGGCACATATATGGATAACTTGGTATTAAGGTCTATTTGCGTTAGTGACAGAATCTGCCCTTTTACGTCTTTATTAGGGGACTGAAGGGCTGTAATAAAGGTCAGGTCCCTGTCGTGACGCTTAGCCTGCTTAGCTCTTGCATTTAGCTGTATAGGTAAGGTATGGCTGACGGTTGGGGGCTGTCTGTTATTTATGATTGCTTTGATGGCGCGCTGATTGACCAGGTCTGCGTAGCGCCTGATAGGACTGGTTGCGTGCGTATAGAAATCTGCCTGCAGACCGTAGTGACGCGGTTCCTTTTCTGACCAATGAACGTAGGATGCTGAACTGTACGCTAGGAACTGCAGTTCTGGATTGATTGCTGTCAAGGTTTGCAGCTTCTCTTGGTCTGGGGCTGAATGTGAACGCAAGAGACCCGCTTGGTTTTTATGGAGAAGGGTTGCTGCCTGGACGTTGTAGAACTTCATTGCAACCTCAATCCACTTGTGGCTGTCTGTCGTTGGCTCATTTAAGGCTTGTGCCATCAGTATTAGCTGGTCACATAGCTGCTTATTTTCATAAACCGACTCATATGTATATGTCTGAGTTGTCTGGACACACGACTCAAACCAGGTGACCTTGTTAGGGTCTGACAAGGGAAACTTCAAGCTCAAGCCTAGCTTCTGACCTGGTGATGGTAGGAGAGACAAGCGGTCCTCACTGAGCGCTGGCGGAAATACATGCTTAGGCTTATTTTGGTCTTGATAAAATGTTTGCGCAATCTGCTGTGCCCTTACGTCCAGTGGATGACCTTCAGGAATATGTTCAGCAACATCCGAAATAGTAATAGTAACATAGGTTATACCGTCTTCTGTTTCGATAGTCAGCACGTCGTCAACGTCCATGCAGCCAAGCGGGTCAATGTGGAAGGCTTTGACTACTGGTCTTACTGTCTGCAGCGGCTCTGGCGGTATTAGCCCTTTGTACGTCAAGCAAGCTAGTGGGGTGTAGGTCCAGCTCAGGGCTTCTAGTTCATTGTCCAAGAGCTTTATTAAAGAACCGCGTGGAAACGTGTCCGTCCATGAGTCAAAGTTAATAATAGCCTGGCGGTTTCTGGATGTATCACGCTCTGAACTGCCGACCACAAAGGGCGGATAGGACTCATTAAAGGGCGTAAACAGATAGATAGGGTGGCTCTTTGAGGTGAAACCGTACTTGGTTTTGGAGTTCAGCTCAAGGAGTCCTGCAATCGGTAGGGTCTGGTTACGCTTAACCAATGTGCAGCCAGTTTCTGTTAAGGCGACTTGGTCTCCAGGTAGCGCCTTGTTAGCAAGCTTTGCACCTGAAAAGGTGTGAACGCTGTTATTATCGGCATCTTTCACGGCAAAATCTTTATAGTTCTTAGTATAAAGATTTAGCATTTTGGTCTTGGTTTATTATTTCGCGTGACTATAGATTCAATTTTTATTTGCTGGAACTGTGTCTGGACCCGCTACGCTTGGACCCGCTACGCTTGGACCCGCTACGCTTGGACCCACTACGCTTGGAACCGCTGCTTTTACTGGACCGTCTTGTGCTTGAGCGCTTGCTTAAAGGACTCAAAGGGCTATCCAAACGCCAGCTTTGGCGCCCTGGCGCCATAAATAAAGTATAAGCAAAACCTCTATCCTCCTT